GCCCCTGCCGTACTGCCTAAAGTTAGCAAATGGCCTTGCATTGTAATATCGTCGGTAGAGGTGAGCCCGCTTGCCGTAAGTTCTTTGATACCATTTACGTCTTGGTTGTTCCAGCCAAACGCAGCCCCTGCGTGGCCTGACAGAGCCTTGAGGACATCTTCGGGCGATGTGGCAAGCGGTGTATTGTCTGCGCTGGCGTAGAGGAAGGTGTCGGCGTCAAAGAGGCCGTCACTTACAAAGCCTGTATGGCCTGCGTCAGCGTAGGCTAGATTGTCTAACAGACTATGGTCAACATCGCTGTGGTCTAAGCCAATGTCATCGCCGGTCAGGGTGATTGGGCTAGAGGCAGAGAGATTAGTGGAATCAGAAATGTCAACTATGGGTGTGTAGCGGCCTCTCATTTAGTATGACCTCCTGTCCTTTGTCCTTTGTTTCTTACTATCAGGTTCATACGTTTGGACATTCACACCCAAAGCTTCGGCCATTAACGCAGCCAACACGTTTGCAGAGTCTTCCACAGAGCCAGTCTCAAATACATTTTGAATAATTAATGGTGTGAGCGCATCGTTAGCCATTTGTGGTATCGTTAGTTTATCACCCTCTCTTGTCACTTGGTTAATCATTGTAACTGCCATCGCAGCAGCCGGAGATAGTTTGTTTTCGAGGAAGTTCCACAACAAATCCTTGCCAGTTATTGCACCAAATTTTCCAGTGTCAATAGATTTTGTTTTGCCAGTAGTGCTACTTGTAAATTTTCTGGTATACAATCTTGAGGCTAAAACAACCAGAACTGCCATTCCTCCGCCAACGGCAAATCGTGTATTGCCTATTTTAATCTTTCCGAAATCTGAACTATTTGTATCCCAAGTTACGCTATCTTCATCAGCCCATTTAGCCATAGCAAGTATCATAGCCGCACCAGAAATATATCTAACTAAATTGTATGCTGCCTGCTTTCGTGCAAATGCACTCATATTTCTATCGAAAGAATGTACCGTTAATATGTCCACATAAGCTCTAAGATTTCTTGGCGACCAGAATAGGTTGTTAAGTAATCCAGGGTTTTGACTTTTAGATGACGTTTCGCCTCGACCCGTCTGAGAGTTCGCAAGTCTTCCTATGCTCTCTAATTCTTTTTTGGTTAGTTCTTTTCCACTTTTTCGCCATACGTCAAGATACTGTTTGGCTAACCGATACCTCATATACCGAGCAGAGCCTACAAATGCGTTCTCTCCCATTCTAAACAACATTCCAACCAATGGTATTCTACTTGGAATATCTACTGGTATTTCTTCTTCGATTACGTGAAGTGCGACTTTACTCTTTTTTAACAAGTCGTAGTCAGGGTCAGAAATAATCTCTGCCGTAATAAGTTGCATAGCCTTACGTTTACGCAACGTGTTCCACATTATCTTGAATGATTTCGTGAATGTATTCCACCATATTTTAGCTGATGGTATGTGACCTGTAATTGCTTTCAGGAAAGTTGGTAGTCCCTGTCTTAAATGGAAGCTGTTGTCAAGTGACGCTTTTGCGGCCTTAAATGTTCCTGCTAAATCACTTACGAAATCTACTGGATTAGCAAGGTAATTCTTAACCACCTCTTTCATTGTACGTTTATTAGCTACCGATTTCAGGTCGTTCACATATTCCAAGAACATAGCCATTGCTACGCCATATTCCAGTTCTGTATCAGTAGCCCCTTCGCCTTGTTTTCTCCGCTCTGATTTTTCCATTTTATTCTTATTATCAGAAACATCTTTCGATAGCTGGGCTATAATACGAACCTCTTCCTCTGTTATGATATTAGCAACGGCCTGTGCAGCCTTCATTTTCTCTCTTGCTATATCATATTCAGATTGAAGTCTTTGCCCTTCTTCGTCAAGCTCTATCGGGAACTGTGGCGTTTTGGCGAGGTCTTTTTCAGCGAACTTAGATTCAAGTTTTTTTGTAGTTGTTGCAAGACGTTTCTTTTTGGTCGCAAGGCGTTTAGATTCTTTTATTACAACACCTTTGTCCTGTGCCGCTTTAATTGCTTTGTCGTATTCACCTTGCAGATGAGGTTCAATCCACTCACCAAAGTCCCTTGTCATTTGGTAAGACCATTTGGCGAAATCTCTGCCCATAGCCTCAAGATGAAATGTTGCTATTTTTGCTATGTCAGTAAAGTCTTGCGTATTAGGCACATAAGCAACACCACCTGCACGGCCAGCGAAACCGCCATCTTCGACCTTGCGTCTTGCTATAATAGTGTCATATTCAGAGCGAGTTACAAGTGCATTTGTTTTGCCATATTGCCGTTTAGCTTTTGCTGTGTAAGCTACACTTGCTTTTCTTGTTCTGTCCAGTTCGGCCTGTAAATCTCTAAGTTTAATTTCAAGGGCAGATATATCCTTACCCTTGCGAACCAATTCTTCTTTTCGAGCTTCTACAATTTCTCGTATAGCATTTACAGGGTCGGCGTAGTTCTGGTCGGTGTCGAGAGATTTAATGCGCTTACCCATAATAGTATGCTCACGAACCACATCTTCCTTGAGAGCTAAATCCATCAATAGGTCTATATCTAAGGATTCTCTTGCATAAACTCTTAATCCGGTAAATACATTCTCTGGGAACAGTCCTTGCGGTGCAGGCTCTTGATAGAACGCTATTCGCTTGGCCTTTTCTATATCTTCTTCTATAAGCACACCAGCTTTATTAGCTTGCTCTGCCATATTCATTTGTCGATAATCAGGGACGTCATCGTAACGAGCGTTATTTTCCTCTACCATTTCGTCTTCGATAGCCTGTGCAAAAACGCTAACCGATGTCCCACGAGTCCTAACTTCACCCTCGCCTATTTCAAGAATAGTATCAATATCAGCGTCAGTGTCAAGTCCCTCGTTTTGTTCTCTTAGGGCAGAGTAGATAGTTCTTAATGTATAATCTGAAATATCTCCAACCCTTGCCCTGACTTGCGCCGACCAATCCTTAAACGCCCTGTATCCAGCCTTAACGTAAAAACCACCTATCTTAGTAGCAAGAATAAATGTATCAGGGTCAAGGCCAATACTAAGCTGATTTCGCACCTTGTCAGACAACTGTTTTTCAAGGGTTTCGAGTTCGGCTCGTTCTTTGGTATTGAGATTATCGAGTAGTGATTTCTTCTCCACCTCCGCAGTCTTCGTAGACGGGGCTTCAGTAGGTTTAGTTTCTGTTACAGGTTTCTTTTCTGCTGGTTTTTCGGCCTCTTTAGCTTGTTTTTCAACAGCCTTAACCTTTTTCTTAATCTGGTCAACCATATACAGAAATTCGCCTTCGTTGCGAGGCGAAACTCCGTATCCACTTCTCATTTCATCGGCAGATTTTAGTCCTGTACTTGGAGCAGGTGCAAATGCAGCAGCACCGCCACCCATAAGGAATCCAGCGGCCATAGCGTCTTGCCAACCATTACTTATAATAGACCACTCCTGCTGTGCGGCCTGTAATACAGTAGTGTAGTTTTCTGGGTCAACGTCTTGTATAACTGCGTTAGTATAATTCTGACCTAACTGTGCGAATAGTTCCTGAAATGATTCGGCAGTTCCTATCTTCAATGCCCTCATTAAAAATGGCTTACCGCCACCCTTCATTAGCATATCCATAGGAATTTTCTCTGTCAACATCTCGATAGAACCCTCGAGGGTTGCGCCGATTAAAGCTAAGTCTGGGTCAACGCCATTTTGCCTATACCCTTCATAAGCAGAACTTGCAGTTGTAGAACCTAAAATATACAAACCTATATTTGGGTTACCAGTAGATATTGAAGTGGCTATTGCCAGTCCGTAAGTAGGTGCTGATTCAGCAGTTGCTGACAAGGTTCGATAAATTGGCGCAGATAAGAATGGTTGCTCTTTTACCATTTGCGATTCAATAGATTCGGTTTCCATTCGCTTATTTACACTTGCGATATATGCGTTACCTGCCCTGCGAAGCGCATCGTAACCTTTACGAACACCTTTATTGATAGGCCAATTCTCATAAGCCCTGCCACGGAATCTGTTAATTGCATATTTAGAGTTTTGCAGTTCTTCTATCTCTGCACGATTAGGTGCGCTTTCGCCGAGAGCTTTAAGTGCAACACCGGGCAGCTTTATAATTGCACCAGCGCCTCTTTGTCCGGCCTTAGTAAGCTCAAAGGCTTTTTCCTTGAAAGTAAACTCACCTCTTGTATCTTCGAGATTTCCGAAACTAAACGGTGGATATTGTATTTCGTGGTTTGAACCAAAAGCCTTATTTACTTCTTCAAGACCCTCCCTGTCAAGTTTTGCCTGTAATTCCTGTCCCCATTTAACCCTTGCCTCTCTGAGCGAAACTTTCTCTCTATCGGCATAATCAAATGTGCCATTAGCGAGAGCCTCTGCCTCGTCTTGTGTTAAATTTCCACGTGGAATATCTTTAAGTAATGCTGGCATCAATCAAGCCTTGGTATAAAAGGTAGGTCTGGGTTATAGTCATCTACTATTGCTTCGCCATCGTCTGTATATCCTACTATTTCAAATTGTTGGCCACCACGATTTACGACATCTCCAATATCTCTAAGATAATCTTCTCTGCCCCATAAATAGTAAGTACCCATAGCTTCGAGCTTCTTTCCGAAATCGAACATTGGCACTTTATCTTGTCTAATAAGCTCATCAACCCATTTAACCAAATCTTCATTTGCTTTAGTTTTAGCTTTTTGATTAAACCTATCAATTCCTCTTGAAGCAACGCTGTTTAATCCTTGTTTAATATCAGCAACAAGGTGCGTTGGATATGGGTTTTCTATTTTATTTATAGCCCAATCTCGTTGGTCTTTTGTGATGGAATGTTTATTATAGTATTCGTCCATAACGACATCGTAGGCTTCTTTAGGAGACTTCTCTAAAAGTGAAGCGTCAAGAACTGCACCAGTTACATTTTTATGTCCCTTTGGTTCATTGGTTGTTGATGGTTCAACCTTAGAACCTTTAAGATAACCTTGCCATAATGCTTTGTCGCCACCATCTGGTGATGTTGACAATTTACTTAAATTTATATCATCGAAACTCAAGTCGTCATTTACAATCTTTTTACTAAAATCTGCATAAGTTTGGCCAGTAGCCTGTTTTGTTGCAGTGTTCTTTTTACGCTCCATTCTATCAATATCATTCTTTGCCGACACCCTATCTTTCGGGTCGATAAATTCAGTATCGTCAAGTAGTTTCTTCGCTTCGCCAAATTCCCCTTGTGCGGCAAGGTTTATAGCTCTGCCCTTTGCGCCGTCTTCTTGTGCGGACTTGACGAGCAAATCAACTTTGTCAGGAGAGAATGTTGTGCCTAACGCTTCTCTGTAAGAATCTTCGGCAAGGCCACTTAACTCTTTCTGATATTCGCTATCATCGAGCGAACTCATTGTACTAACGTACTGTGATTTAGTAACGTCTATTGCGTCTTTAGTGTTCTTCTTAACTATGCCTAATTCTGATTTCTTAGCGAATATATCCGACCAACCTGTCATCATTGAATCGGCAACTTGTCTTGAATTTTTCGTTCCAAAATCTAACGACTTAGATGTTTCAAGTAATCCTTTTGTGACCTGTTCTCTATATCCCGCCCAGTTCTTGGTATCACCGTCTTGTTCAGTAAGACTTTGGTATTCAATTTCTGCCGATTGAGTTGCTGTTTTAAGTTGAGATTCTGCTAATAGGTCTTTGCTCTTATTGTTTAACTGTTCAATCTTGAACATCGACTGTGCAAAGTTTCCTATCCCCTGCCCAAGCGCAGCTAATCCTTGCTGTTCAGCCGTTCCTATTGACGGGTCTACGTTGATAGGTGCAGCGCCTACGTTGGTGCTTGGTAATCTCTTTTGTCGATATTGAGGTATTCTCGGCATCTTGTATCCTTATGCTTGACTTTTCATATATCCTGCTTGGCCAAAACCAGTGAGTAGTGAACCGGCGGCCTTATAAGTTGCGCCTCTTGCGGCGGCACTACCCTTTGCCTTTGCTATTCTGCCTTGGAATCTCAAGTTCTCTGCTTCTGACTTCCTGAAGCTCTCGGCGAGAAAACCCTCTTTGAGTATCTTTAGCCTATCAGCTTCAAGTTCCTGTGCAGTTTCTTCCAGTACAAGAGCAGGTGTGCCTATTTCAGTTAATACTCCGCCCTTTGCAAGTGTAACCTGCTGTGTACCCTGTAAAGCCTCGCCCTCTTTCTCAAATTGACGAGCTTCTTCTTGCGCACGTTCACGCTCAGCCTTTGCCTGTCGCTCTTTGAGTAGGGCGTTTCGGTTCGCAAGCTCCTGTTGTGCTTTGGCGTCACGCTTGGCCTGTTGGCCAGCTTCGTGTGTGGCAACGCCACCGGCAACAGCACCACCAATAAATAATAGCGGTACAAAAAATGGCATTATATTTCTCCTAATACGTACATAAGAGCGTCTGTCCCATCAGGGTGATAATTTTTCATAACTGACTCTTTCGTGAAACCTATATATTCTGCAAATCTAACGCTTACGGGAAAGTCTGACCTTAATGGAGCTTGTACTCTGTGTAGGTTTGCATCTTTGACAATCTCAAGAAACTTACGTTTATTCTCTTTTATAACCAAAGGGTTAATGTCTTTTACACATAGAAACCAAGCCTGAGCAACACCAGTCCACATATACTCAAACCCGCCACAAGCTATCGGCCTGTCGTTCTGCATACAAGTATATGCAATGCCGTTCATTTTCATTTCGGCAAGAGTATCTATCTGCCCTTGGTCTACAAAGCACATTCCAACTGCGCCGTTCTCGATTATATTCTTAGCGTGTTCAGGATTGTATGGTATATGCTCTATCACGGATTATGCACCCCTGTATCTAATACTAATCCCCTACACAGCATTGGTAATGGCTCGTCCTGCTGGACTATTATATCAGCGTCACGGTCATAACCGTCTGCCATAGGCACTTCCTTTACTCCTGAGAATAATGTAGTGCCAAAATCAACGGTTTCCATAGCAGTTGAATCCACGCCTACCTTACCCTTTAGCGTGTTATAGAAACTCACAATAGCCTTAGTAATCTTCTTGGTGAGTATTATACCCATACCCTCAATGTCAAGTTTGCTTGGCTTTACAGTAGAAACGAAGTTCAACCCTATATGGTATGTGCCAGATATACCTGAAACTGCACCACCTGAAACAACTTGGTCGGTTGCAACCACGCCATCATCGAGTATATCGGCAGTCTGGCCGTTAAGGTGCGCCCTGTCCGTTGGAAAGGCGGTAGTCCTTTCTTGCAGGGTAGAGCCAGAGCCAGAACTCCAATCGTCCGAGCCTGACGTACCCTCTGTTATATCTGAATCAACAAAATGTGCATTTGCTAAAGTTGCCATTAAATACTTTCCTGCGAAAGGTCTACGCCAATACCTAAAATTTTCATTGGTAGCGGTTCGTCTTGGGTTATTATTATATCTGCATCCCTCTGATACTTGCCATCAAAAGGCAACTCTACGTGTCCAGTATTAAGTTCGCCCTCTATGTCCATTGGGTCATTACTATCTCTGATTACGATTGAGTACAAATTGTCTGTAGCGTCACCGTAGTCCCCTCCTACGCTTTCGTGGAAATTAGGTATAATCTTACCAATTCTCTTTACGGTGGCCTCACCGTCAATCTTCATTGGTTTTATGGTGCTTGTGTAAGCTAATCCTACGTGATTAGTGGTAGTATTGTCGTCAAGGTCTATATCTCCGCCTGTTACTACGTCTGTGCCGAGATATGAGCCGTCACCTAAGACCTGTACTGTCTGCCCGTTTAAGTGGGCGTGGTCAGTTGGGTAGGCCGTAGTACGTGCCTGTTCATTGTAAAATAGAGCGTCATCGGCGTCTTCGTCGATAATTTTTATAATATGTGTTACTGATGGGTCGCCAGCGATAGGCGTTAATTGTCCTGCGTACACACCGTTATAGGCGTAATAATACACCGAAGCAGCACCGTCACCCTCTAAGTCGTATGAATTGCCACCAATAAACACCAACCCGCCACCGCCAACAACACACTTTGCAGGTTCATTGCCAAATCCTGAAAAGGTTTGTAGTCTTGTAGCTGTTCCTGCACCATCGTAAGATTCTAAATAAACCGTACCCCTATCTTTAGTACCTTCGGGAGCATTGTAAGCAATAGTATAGATTTTGCCATTTATAAAATCTATGGTATTGTTCCAACTATATTTACTATTACTTATCGGTGACTGTTCAAATCCAGCGTAACCATTAACTCCCCAGTTCGTATCAACGGAGCCATCTGAGTTTAACCTTACCACACTATATAAATTTGTACCAGAACCATATATGTTTCTATGGCAGTATATTTTATTATTAGAATCTACTCTAATACTATAAACATGAGTTGATGTATTTCCCGTACATGCGTAACCGTTTGTACCCCAGTCCGTTTGTAGTGCGCCAGTTGAAGCATTAACAGCACAAAGACCGTAATACGTGCCACCTATACTCTCTGTGCGCATTCCACAAGCTATAAGTTCCGTGCCATTATAAGTGAAAGGCGTAGCACAATAATGGTCGGTACGGTCAGCCGATGCGTGGCTAAAAGACCACTGTACGATGCCATCAGAATTTACTTTCATTAACTGTTCTGAACTAATATCACTTATAGAAATATAAGCATTGTCATTGTCGTCAACTGTAACGCCACAAGAATCGGTACTACATACCATTCGGCCACTATAACCCCAAGTTGTATCAATAACACCATCAGAATCAAGTTTTGTAATCTGTGGGCGTTTAATTGGATTGCCAAAAATATCAGCGTTGTTTGCGCCATTGTAAAAAGTATCATTATTGGCAAATTCGCTACCAGTTAAAGTGTCAAAATAGACAAGTCCTTTCGTTGCGCTATCGTATCGGATATACACAATAACTGCTGTACCTTTTCCATCAACCGTTATAGTATCTCCTGCTGACAGCGTACCACTTGCGCCCTCAAATTTTGACCATCGTACATCTGTTTCTTCTGAACTCGCCACATCGTGATGACAAACAACCAACCCGTTGTCACTTGTAGGGGACATACCGTGATACGACCAAGTTAAAGGGCTTGTTAGATACTCCCAACTTCCAGAAGTTGCCCAGTCCGTATCTAATGCACCAGTATTGCTATATTTTGATATTGATGCGCCATTAAGTATTGCTGGATAGTAACCAACTATAACTTCTGGCGCATAGTCACGGGTACTTGACGTCCAGTCGTCTAAACCGGACGTTCCCTGTATGTCGCTATCAACGAAGTGTGCATTAGATTTAACAGTCACTAAAAGCTTCTCGTGCTAAAATATTCAATATATCTTTTAGGCGAACCTCCTATGGTACGATTAACGACAGTATAAACAATATCTTCCTCTCCGCCACTTGGTATTATAGCAACGCTTTCAAAGTCGCTTTCAGTTTGAGTACCTGCAAGATTCGTGCTTGTAGTTAATCTACACCAACTCCATATATCCTGACTTCGCTCGTAACTAAGAACGGCCATCTGGCCATCGCCACGAACACACCATACCATAGGGTCAGGTGTTCTCTGGTAAGCAATTTCGTCTATTGTGCTTTCGGTAATATGGTTCGCAAAGACAGTTAAGTCCTCTGCTATCATTGAGTCCTTTTCAAACTCGTAGTGCATTTCCCTTAACCGACGACCACCTCTCTGGATAAAGAGAATACTATCGCCAACGAGAAGTGCTTGCACATCGTCTGAACCGTAAGTAGATTGTATCTTAGCGGTAACATTTGTAGGCGTCATAGCTTCTTTATCGTCGCTTGCACCGAGCAAATGCTCGCCACCGTAAGTGCCTAAGATTAGAGCGTTTTTGGAGACTATCCATCGTATCACATTCTGTCTGCCAGAACCTACGAGCGTAAAGACAAGTGCGTCATCGTCTAACGAACCTGCGGTCATATCAGTATAATCACCTGATACCGAACCCCAGACCGTTAGCGGGAAACTCTCAGAACCGGCAAAGGTTAATCTTTCCTCACTCGAAATTGCTACCGAATAAGGCCAGCCACGATAGTTAGACCAATAACCCTCTGCCCATCTATGCGTTAAATCGGTAGAGCCAAGAGTTGTCCTAACAGTTCCGGTAGCAACTTTAGAAGAAGTTATATTGGTTATTTCAACTATCCCTATATGAGATGTGTCTCTTACTGAAAATTGACAGTTAGAAGAACCAGAAGTAAAAGCAGTAGCGTTCATACGATAATAAGCGTCGTCAACTTCCTCTACTCCGTCTATTGCTGCGTTATTATTATTCTCTGAAACTACTGTAGCAATAGTTTCCCATACAGTAGGAGTTTCTATATAAGCTCTCTCTAATTTTATTGTGCCACTCCAAGTGCCATTAGTTACAAAATCCCATTTAACACCTTTATACACCAAGAGAGAATCAGACGTACCAATCGCAGTGAACGATTCATCAATTTCCCCTGCCTCCATTGAATGAACTATTTTGAATAATGTACCAGTAATAGATTTGTTGGTTTGAGATGTTCCTATGTTGGTATCTGTTTCTTCACCGTCCAGTGACGGTTGGTGTCCTGCCGTTGTGCTATCTACAAACGGTTCAAAATCAGAGCCATCCTTATTTGTTCCTGAAGCGGTTAGGGTAATTGAGCCGGTAGTGGCCGATGGGGTGATTTGTGCGGTTGATATAGAGTTGAGGTTTTGGAATGGGCCGGTGCGAAAATCTAATTCTACCAGAGAAAATGTTGTTGCGTTTGTTCTCGACAGTTTTCTCGACTCGTAATTGGGGTGTGTGATGTACATAACATCGGCGGACTGCTCGGTTTTGAGGCCGAACAAATCCGCCGTAAGGTAGGGAGAAGGAATCTCGTAAATGGGGTATGAATCTGATGTTAGAGATGCCACCGCCCATTGAATAGGGTTTGCGCCAGCGTCAGGAGTACCGCCTGTACCGTCACCACCTGTTGCGCTGTCTGATACGTGCCCGATAATACATCTGTAAATGACATCGGACATTATAACTAAGTCGCCTGCATAGTACGTTGTACTCGTACCATTCCAAGCGGAAGTATCTGCGGCGAGTTTCCCTACGAACCTGCCGTTATTAGCGTAAACTCTTATGTATTGATTGCCAAATTCTAATATGTATGCTTGGTCAACTGAAAATATAAAGTCAATTAACCTGCATTTAACTGAACTGTCTTTTGCCTCTCCAATAAAGTATGTACCCGGCCTGCGCTCTGCCCCGCCGTAAATCAGTGGGTAGAAGTTCTCCATTGTACGACAGCCCATCTGATACTTAGTCTGGTCGATGCGCATGTCCATCAGGGGAGATAGCTCGCCACTATTCAAAGACTGTAAAATCTTATTCGTTTTAGCCATTACCAATATCCATAAAAGACTGCGCCGATTGTGGCCGCATTAGTATTATCAGTTAGTTCAATTCGCCAGTACCTCGACCCGCATCCGTCAAGCCAAACCTCGGCAACTGAATTATGGCCAGTCTCTTCTGTCGAAACTATCCCCTTAGGCCAGTTGTACCACGTTACAGTTAAGGTGTCTGCCCAGACCATATTCGTAGTAACCCCGTTATGCGGAAATGCTACTACTCCCTGCGTTCCCCACGTACCAGTACCAGTACCGATATACTTAGCAGGCCAATTTTCATTACCCCACGCTAATAAGTGCCAGTTGAATGTTTCGTTCTCTGAGCCGTCACCACAAAATAGAAATCTCAATCCGTTAGGTTTGAGTTCTGCTGGTACAGGCGCATCTTGTGGCGTCACTACGTCTTTAGTCTGTAGGTCTAACGTCGTAGTAGGCTTATTAGCGAAATCGCCTGCAGTAGTCAAGTCAATCTGCGTATCATTCGTCGCAGCACCCCTGGCTATATACAGACGATGTGTATAGGTAGTGAGTGGGCTTGGCATTATATGGAATCACTTGCTCTATACGTCACTGTGATAATACAAACACCAGTACCGCCATTTGCGATAGTACATAACAAGGTCTGGTCTACCATTGGTATGCCATAGGCAAAGTTAGAATCGTCATCTACAACGGCTCCGCCTGCGGCTGTCTGGTATGCAGGATATGTATTAGTTACGCCAGCAGTATCAACACCCGTAATGGTAAAGACGTTTGCAATTCCATCGTTAAGCGTAAAGTCCCACCCACCATCACCACCGGACGCTTCAACTCTTAGCAATTCTCCGTTTATCGGAAAGGTTGTGGTAGCGTTTCCTGCCGCGCCTGCCGCAGTCTGTGTGAATACCACCTTACGTAATCTTGACGGCGTACCTTGTATTGTTGGTATCACAGATGCGATTGTCATATTACTGTCTTCCATTGTTTACTCCTATTCTATTGTGTCTTGAGTATTACCTATATTTTGCCAAGAGCTTGATTTCTCTTGGTGGTATTTCTGTCTTTCGTCCATTGCTATTGCTTTTACCGTAGCTCTGTCAAGTTCTACATCGAGCAGTTGGATTGCTTTCAAGTCCTGCGTCATACTGTAATGCAACTCTCTCGCAAGCCGTAGAACCATTATTCTCACGAACCAATCGGGGAATAAGGTTACATCAGTAATGGCCTTGATTATTTTCATATCAACCTCAGTGGACTCTTGGTTTGTATAAACCCAACTACCCTCACGAACCCAATCTGAAATCTCTAACCCTCCAACCTTAACTGATACCACTTTCTTACTCGTTGGTACTGCATAGCGGTATGTATAATCGTCTGACCGCCAGTGAGCCGTACCTGTTCCAGTTGCAGCGAATGTTGCAGTAACCTCAAATGTAGTTGTTGCACCTACTGTGTTGACAACATATTCACTGTCGTAACCAGTATCTCCGGCAAGTTCTACCTTATCGCCAACAACCAATTCGTGTGCCGCACTTGTGGTTATTGTAATCTCACCTGTCGTAGCACTATCGGCAATAGAACTGATAGCTACACTATGGTCGTCTATGCCGTGATATGTCATTGTGGCGAATTTCCAGCCCAACTCTGGCCCGTCTATTAGGGTTTCGTCACGAATTTGCGGATATATATTATTACATTTGATTTCATTTACAGAAGTACCAGGAGTTTCGGCGTCATCTACTAACGCTTGTCCCATTTTTTGAAGTGCGAGATTGCATACTACTGTTACACTACTGGCCATTATCTACCCCTTCCAGTTTTTCTTCGTCCACCACAACCTCTGCCAGCATTAGCCCTGCGACCTTTGCCGGAACCGTCTCGTTTAGGTGTACCTGCTTTTGCTTTTGCCACTATCGAATCTCCGAATATCCCATAACTGAAAACTTCATCATTAGTAACACGCTAAAATCATCGTTAAGTGTTACCCTTAGTTCGTCGTTTTCTTCTGCCTTTAATATAATAGGAACAGACAACTTTCTTTCAAGAGAAATCAATGTATTTGTTCCATCTGCTATTGCATTAGTTATCTTTGCGTCAGGCAGTGTTAGTATTGCGCCAAGATTAGAAACTTGCAAAGAAGAACCTGAAACCAACACATCGTCCCTGTATAGTTCAAATTCCAACCCCTCGCTTGATGCCATACCAAGAAACTTGTCGTAAGATAATCCGTACATTGTAGGAACTTTTGTATTTAATCCTGTGTCAATCTCGCTATCAACATTATCTGCCATTGTGATATGAACGGTGTCTATATGAAACCACGTTCCCTTGTCAGACTCTATATTGAACTCAATAGGAGAACCATTTTCTTCAAGTGTAACCAAGTCGAGATAAAACTTAGGCTTCTTACCAGCCTTTGAACCCTGTGTGAACCGAATAGCGTCAATATTCGTAGCTGTTAAACCAAGGTCTGCTTTTAGTATCACAACATAATGCCACGAATCATAAGATAGATAATCAAAGTAGTCGCTAAGGTCTACTGAATTACCAACCAATGCGCCATCGGCAACACCTTGGAATAACACTTCTGTTCCAAGTAGCCAATCCTTATCAACATTTATCCACATTGAAAAAGCAGCGTAACCTGCCATAACTATATCTGTACCTGCACCGCCTGCTTGGTTTGTGAATGTTGCAGTATCTCCTACCGCAGGATTGGCGCACTTAACACTCTTTGTGCCAGCATAAAACCTATCCGTACTATCTTCTGTCCACTTACCCGCACTCTGTGTAAATGACCAAGGCGTAGAATCTCCATCTGCTATTAAGATAGACGTTCCACCGAAAGCACCATCTTGGTTCATAGCAGAACCGTAAGTGGCGTTCATTAAGAACCCGATTTTAAGAGCAGGAGTTTTGTGTGGACGGGTAGCAACTACAATCGCAGTATCTTCACCTGTGTCAGTATTAACAGCAACTGTAGCGCCATCACTATTTGCTATTGTACTTTTAATCATTATTCGTGGAAGTATCCATAAAGAGTGCCATTAACAACAACAGCGGCAGTACCAACAAACAAAGTAAATATCTGATTCTTTGGGATTATAATATCCATTGGGAAGTTAATATTATGAGTATCATAAGTAGTTCCCTCTGTGTATTTCCATCTCATACATTCTGTTCCACCTGTAAACGTACTACCTGCGCCCTCTATGTCTTCTGAGTGACCAGCGGTAGCGTCGGCAACATTACCACTTCCTGCGTTAAGATTTGTACCAACAACAGCAGTAGTAGCTGTGGCGTAAACTCCTGAGCCGCCAATTTTTATATACACTTCGACGTCGGACGTTACATACAAATCTATTCCCTCTAGGATAAGGTTTTTGTCGTCATTATTCTTGATATAAAAGATTGCATCATCATTGGCTGTTGGGTCGTTTGTGAAGTACCAAGTATATGCACTGCCCTCAAGTTCGTTTGTGTGATGCTCTTCTGATACCGTTACTGCCCTTGTCTCTAACATATTCTCGACAGTAATATGTGCGGCTGTTCCGTTTGGCCCATTTATGGTAGGCATAATTATATACTCCTATAAATTACAATTCTCTAAATTCGCATCTGTCATTAGCGACAAATGGTATTCTATTTTTTTCATTACTAGCAGAGTTTCTATCGCCAACTGCTGTGCTGTCATATCTGCAATTAAAAGCACACTTTCCCCGCCATGCTCAATAGAACCCTCTACAACAGAGGCGTTACTTGAACTCGTACCGGGTATTGGCTGTCGCCATTGTATATTGTCTACTGTCATTTCGTCCCGCATAAATAATAAGGACGGGTTTTTACACCCGCCCCTAAAAACTAATTACTAAGGTGTTACAGCTGGAGGCGCTGCGTTACCGGCAGTACCTATAATTATCCAACCTTGAGTATCTACAAACATAAATGTAACCATATCACCATCGTCAGCAAGGTCAATAGAGGTATAACCAAGTGCTGTTGCGGGAGTGATTACACCATTACCGCCATCAGTATCGTGATTAACACTTAATATCTGACCAGGCTTACCGTCAGCCAACGTAAGAGCCTCTGCTCCACCTTGACTTGCATAGGTGATTATGGCGTGCGTTATAGGTAATGCACCTGCACCAGCGGCATAGTCAACTACGCCCTCTGGGGCATAAACTACATCGCCACTATCGTTAGGAAATGCAAGTGTAGCATCTGCTGTTGCGTCGTTAGCAGTCAGGATAGTTTCGTGGTCGTCGGCAGTGCCTTCAAAAATCAACTGATTAGTTCCACCAGAAACAGAGTTCCCAATCTCAGGCGCATTTGAAGCAAGAGTGGAAGCCATTACTGCAAACGTATCAGCACCAGCAGTTGGGAACGTCCATATAACGTCAGCGGTTGGGTCTGTAAATACTACAGAAGCCTCGTGGTCATCGGCTGTACCCTCAACTATCCAAGTTTCAGCGGTAGCACCATCAAAGATTTTGGTATCAACTGATGTTAGCGTTAAAATGTCACCAGCGCTAAGGATAATATCACCATCACCTGCACCTACAGCTTCAATATCAACTGAGCCAGCGGCGGAGTTAAGGGTAATACCACCAACATCAGACGCTAAGTAAACAGAGTCGTCAGCACTACCAGTATCGTTATGTATCTTAATTGTACTTGTAGTGCCGCCATCAGCGATAATATAAACTGCATTTGCAGCATCTTCTTCTGCCTCTATTTCAATTCTACCGAGAACAGAGTCAAGATTCAAGTCTCCACCAGCAGCAGATGCTTGAATAAGAATCGCACCAGCGTCAGCTTCACTTGCTGTGATATTGACAGAACCGCCAGTATTGGCAATAGTAATATCCTCGCCAGCAGCACCAGCAGTTGTAATATCAACATCGGCCTGTGACGAAATATCAATACCACCAGCAGCAGTATCAGCTACAATAGTAACTGCATCAGCAGCGGCTTCTGTTCCTCTAATGACTACAGATTTGTCAGAGGCGTCGATAGTAATATCACCACCAATAGTAGTAAGCACAAAAGTTCCACCAGCAGTATCAACTGCTATATTATCAGCAGCGTCAATATCAATGTTGTCGGCGGAGTTAATCTTAATATCAGCCGCAGAACTAATTAAACTAAGTGCATCAGTTCCAGTTCCAGCAGACGAAAGAATAAGGCTTGCATCGACAGCACCAGCCTGAGATATAGTTAAATCCTCAGCACCAGCATCAGCGGTTAAAGTGATAGTTGAAGCAGCGGCGTCAAATACAATAGTGCCAACGCCTTCAAGGTCATCAACTACACCAAATGCCATTGAATCAACTCCGGTATCAGTAGCCCATGTTAGCGTATTTGAACTAAAGGCCATCGCAACATCTTCGCTTGCATCGCCAAACTGAATCTCAGCGTTAGTGTCAAATAAGATTCCTTGCGAGTTAGTCAAACCTGTCAAACCTTCGCCGTCAAACAGACCAGCAATAGACACGCTCCACGAGTCACTTGTACCCTGAAGGTCAAAGCCAGCCGTACAGTCAATCTGCAAACCAACAGCAGTTGTGGCGTCAGCGGCACTTGTGATATTCATTGCGTCAGGGTCATTTGTACTATCGTTCTGGGCAACAATCAGGCCAGCGTTGTTATCTCCGTCGCCAACTGTCATTGTTACAGCAGTTCCGTCAACGTCGATACCATAGCCAGAATTGTACGCCTCGTCTAATGTTCCACTAGACGATATACCAAGTGTCTGCCACGTTGTACCATTATGATAAGATACGTTCTGTGTAATAGAGTTGTAATAAAAATTACCCTCTGTTGCGGAAGGTGCAGAACTTGGAATGAAGTATATATACTCCACGCCAGTACTACCATCTATTCTGTCTTCAACCTCTGTTGCCCAGTCCAAAAGTAAATCTTTCGGTTTGCCTGTCCAGCGATATGCGTTCTTGTACGTTTTCTTATTATCAATAGACGTAGTAAACGCTGCCAAACACGGTTGGGCCACAAAGACAATGAAGAGCATTATAATTAAAAACTTTTTCATTGTAACTTTCCTTTCAAATTATTTATTATACTTAGCAAACCAACCGTGCGGTTGTGTTCGCATTTTACTTTAGGGTCTACCCATAAATCATATCCTGCGTCAAGAGCCTTATCACCGAAATAAATATCCTCACCCCTTAGAATATTGCCCTGCACATATTCGTGTTTCCAATACGGCCATTGAAGATTATCAAAGACCTCTGTTTTTACTAATACTGTGCCGAAGCCTATCTTAGTTGCCTTAAACAAATTGTCTGGCAACTCGTTTATTCCAACGGGAAAGAGAGATTTCTTATCGGTGTTACGACTGACGTTCCAAGACAACACACCTCTTATGGCAAGGGGCGACACGCCACAGATAATATCCTTATTATGGGACAACAATCTTCTAAGTGTGTTCGGCCTTACAATAATATCTGAGTCAATGAACAAGATGTGAGATGGTCTTGGAATCTTATATAAAGCGTGTTGGACAGCTTTGTCCCTGCCAAGAGCAGGAGAATGGGAGGGGGCGTAGAAAACTTCCACGCCGTCCCATTTTTCTACTACACTCGACAACCGGCTATTAACCAGATTGTCAGGTGCTAAAGGTATTCCCAGAAGTATATTCATTAGATATTAGACGTAGTTACTTGAGTGTCGTAACTCGACTGTGGCCCGTGGTCGAGCCAAGCGTTTATAGTACCACCTGTTATATCGTTAGCTGTGGTGTACAGGAGTCCAACAAACCTCTCCTTATCATAGTCAACGGGCAATGCCATTCTTAAAACCCACGCTCCGGCTGTCAGGGCTGCCTCTGCCCACGCCACTGTAGAGTACAGTACGGTAGAACTTGTGTCAACTGGCGTAGTGCCTTCGTACACAAGAGATACGACTAATGTTCCGTCATTATCTCCACCTGTAGTAAAGGCGGTTTCGCCAACTCTTACGTTAAGATAAACAGGTTCGCCAGCGCCCATTTCGAGGTCTGACGCCTGAAAATCAATAGAGTTCGTCGCAACAGCAGTTGCGGTCACAGCTTGTTCATCACTAAATTCAAACATAGCATCAAATAGTGCCATAATAAATCTCCTTATGTTAATGAAGGTTCGACATTTGTGATAGCGTCACAGCGACGTACCGGCATATCGAGGAAGTAAAGTTGAGGTTTACCAAACGGATTGTTCTCTGTCCAATGGACGTTTGTTTTGTCCTTGGCGAGAATTTGCAGTTGAGTAAACACGGTTTCGTTGCAATACATATAGATAGTATCGTTAGACTTGAAGTTATTTCTAACTTCGATAATCTTGTCCTCATTGAGAGTATTAGTCTCAGTTGAAACACTATCAATATTTGCAAGACGTTTCACACATCGAGTATCTTCAACGCAAAGGCCAACGTCCCAGCTGAACTCAGTTACATAAGCCCAGAGCGAATTGGTTGGGTTAGGTGCAGTTGCAGACGTAGAGGCAACAGCATTATCACCAGAGGTATAAACTCTACCTTCGTCTTTCTTCTTTAATCCGCCACCCTCAGTATTACGAGGATAAATCAGATATGCGCCACCCGGTTTCCATTGGACAAACCAGATTGAGGTATTATCACTACCGCCTGAGTCGCCGTTATTAGCAACGTAAGCGGAGTCTGAAGTTCCGAGCGTAGCGTATCTACGCTGGAAGCCAGCAAATTCCTCTGGAGGTGCAGCGGTTGGTGACAAAGCACCGGAACTATAATTGCCAACTAACGTATTGGCAAGTTCCTGCCCCATTGATTCAATGTAGGCACGTTCCTGTTGCATACGATACTTAGCGGGGTTCGGCTGAAGACGCATAACGTCTTCTGGGCACAGGTATCTAGCTTTGAGCATACCCATTTCCTCACGAACCTGATTAAGCAAACCAGTGGTTGCGTTCCAGCCGTTACCAACCTTAACCCAGTTGACGGCGGGAAGTGCAGTTCGTCTTGATACAACGTGTGATGTAATATCGTTAGCCTGCTGAACGATAGCATCCTGAACAATATCATTTGTTTCATTTAAGACCTCGGCAACGTCGATTATCTCGTTGTTGTGGGTCATTTTTGCAGCGAGAAGTAAATTTTCTCGTGCGGTTAAATCTTTTTCGGCCATTAGGTAGCCTCCTTAAAAATAGTTAGACTTTCTCTATTATCGCAGGAGTTACCGAATCTATTGCTCGACTACTACTTACTGATATGTTCAGTCGCCAGCGTGACTTACACGCTTATACTCAGGCCGTTACAGGTTATCTGAGATTTCTATAATACAACCCTTTATCCTTGCGGAGAGTTATATTTTAATATTTATATCCACGCTTTTCGTGCCATGCACGACCCTTTTGGCTTTCCTCGTCTTCCCCGGAAGCATACATCGTCGGGCTATTGGGATAGCGTGGTTCGTATTTTTCCTCTTGGTCGCCAGTAGCACTACCATTGATAAGAGTATCGCTAATTGTCTGCTTGCCCTTATTAAGAAATTCCTTAATGACTATCGGGTTATTACCGATTCCTGACCGTTCCATTAACTCTCTGAACTCGTCACTGCAAGTTTCGCAGAATCTTTGAGCAATCTTAATTGACTCATCGTACTTGTCGCCAAGTTCTTCTTTTAACGCTTTCTCGCCAGCCTCACGGCCAGCAATCATATCAGATTGAACTTTGTCGTAATAACCTTTAACAATGGTTTCAAGGGCTTGCTTACTTACTCCTTGTTCACAAGCTATTTCCTTAATTACTGTTTCAATTCCCTCGTCACGAAAGTTTGCCAGTTCTTCAGGTATAGCAATTTCGTAACCGTCAGGATTTTCAGGACAACCAGTTTTTGAATAGAACGCTCTGATTTCCTCGGCGGAACTCTCTGGGGTAGGCATTTTTAATCGGCCACCCATTGTTTTTTCAAGTTCCGAGTAGCCCCTAATTACATCGTCGGGCGTTTTCCAACCTTTTGTTTCTACTACCGCCTTACTTTCTTCTCCGTACCAAGGTTGCGTTCCCTGTTCGGAGTTACCTGTCTCAGTACTTTCCGTACTAAGCAGACTCGTTCCAGTTTCTTCTGCCATCTTATATACCTTTCAGCTTCTTGCACTTATCGTGCAGTTCTATAATATTATCGACCCGCCATTCGAGTCGCTTTACTCTTGCTAATAATTCTTCGTGGTCTTTGTCGATTTTTTTAACCACTCGTATTGGTTCTTTCTTCTCTACCTTTTTCTTTGTCATTTGCCTATCCTTAAATTGAACAGATTATGTACATACTCGCCAGCCTTCTGCGGCGTATCGCCTATACCTAATTTTTTGATTATTTTCTTAGCGAAGTTCTGTACTGCTACTTCGCCTTCGGTATGCAAGTTAGTATCGAAGTAACCTGACTGGCATAGAATGTCAGTTAGAACCCTCTTGCCTGCGTCAGTTGAAAAGCAAGTGCGATACGAAGTTAACTCAACGTCTATTTCTTTTGTCATTATACTCCTAACTGTTGTCCAATAAGTTCGGCGGGGCTACCGGGTTCTGGTGCTTTCGACAACTTAGGAACTGCATCTGCCATTCCTTGTGCTTGTTGCATTTGCTGTGCCTGCTGTAGTTCTGCTTCCTGCTTTTCTCGTAGCTCTCTAAGTTCCTCGTCTGTGCGAAGAATATCTTGCGGGAAGTCGGCGCTGTCAAGTATTCGCTCTGCCAACTTGTCTGGGTCAACTTTGTCTAAGACTTTCGGGTAGATTGCTGAGGCTTGAGCTAATTCGTTTAAGCCAATTTTAAGTGGTTGCATTTCTGCTTGGCGTTTCCTCGCCTGTGCCAGTGGGCCTATTAACTGTAAACTTAATCTTACAGGAGGTAATCCAAATCGTTCTGCTTCTTCTGCTGCATCAATTAAAATCTGTGGTGGTTCGGGTAGTCTTCCTGCTTGGTCGGCTATTGCGTGGACATTTTCATTAGCAGGAACAAGACCCTCAGAATAAAGTCTGTCTTGTTGCGGGCCAAGTAGGACAGCTTTTTCAGAGGCACGTTCCATAATTTCGGTAGCGGTCATCTCTCTTTCGGCACGGGCAAGAATTAAGAAGAACTCTACCCTGTAAGCGTCCTCGATAATACGTTGTGTCTTTTCTTCTCTATCAATGGCGATTGGATAATTCATCCCTGTATGTATTGTACTTGCCTTGTCGCCGCCACGCTCAAAATAGTTCTCGCCGTCAGGCTCTATTCTTGTATTACCCCTCATGTGTTCCGGTATATTAAGGGCAGGCGCAACAGCTAAGTGAGCAGCTTTGAGTAGCGATTTGCTCATTTGATGGATTTTCTTAATCTCAACCATTGCATCTGCAGCGGGAGAGTAACCATAAATCTCGTCTGAGTTCTTTCTGAATCGCCAAACTGCATAAGGATTCCTGTCGAAACCAGATTGCTTTAAGATGCCATCGCCCTCAATCTTCTTTGATTCCGACTGGATATAAACTGAACTTATCTTTTTGTCTTTAGATAATAGGCTACCAAACATTCTATCTGTATTAGGAAATACTGCATGGATAAATTCGTGTCTTTTTTCTGGATGTTTCTCGGCGTTATCAACTACATCATTTGATAGTTTCGTTTCGTCAAATTTCTGTACGGCTTGCTTTGCTGTCAGGAAGAACTTGCGAAATACTACGTCTACATTTCCGTACCTGTTCTCAGATATAAATATCTCTCTTGGGTGGATAGGTATATGTACTGCTTTGTTATTGCCTATATCCTCTTCTGTGAATAATGAGGCAGTACCTGTTGAGCCAGCATCTCTAAACCACTCACCGAGAATTGAATAGAAGTTCGACCTATTATATTCGCTATACATAGCTTCGTCGTATAGTTGAAGGTATTTCTTTACCTCGTCAACTCTGTTTAATACTGGACTTGATGTAATATTCTTAAACCATCTTAGCGACTGACTAACCAAATGGCCTTGCATACCATCAACCCATACATTAAGGGCAGAGTTGGGAACTCCACTATAAGACATCTTACCCCTCGCCTCGCCCTTATCGTCGTAACGCTGTGAGTCTCTCAAGAGTTCTCGGCGAGGATTAACGTAACGAGCTATATCGTACTGTACGTCTTCGTAGTATTCTTTCTCTTCTAACAACTGCTTCATTCGCAGTCGTAGATTTTCGGCTAAAGATTTTTCAGGCATTATGCAGAACTCCGGCCTAAAATGGTTGCGTTAGAGCCACTGGCAAGGCTCTGACCCTCGGTCAAAATCGTACCTTTTCTACCGACAGCGGCAATCCTCTGTCTGCGCCTGTCCCTGTCCTTCTGGGCAACATCCTCGTCTAACTGGCGAGGAGTAGGGGTGGGAGCAGGTGGCGGTGGAGCTTTTGCAGAACCACCTTTATATCTCTTGAATACGCTCTCCCAGAAGTCATTATAAAATTTCATAAATCTACCCTTAAAATTACACTGAATTCGGCAAAGCCATAGCGACCCATAGCTTTCATTTCGTTTCGTTTTGTTTCAGCTGTTATACTTGTCATTCCCCTCTCTCTTGCCCACTCTTTTGCGATACTAACAGTTTTCCTACTAACAGAAAGTGAACCACTATTCCAAACCTGTGCAAGCCATAAACTATTCCGTACACGATAACCGATAAGGAAGCCAGTAATAATATCACCATCTTTCGATAGCAACACAAGAAAGTCTGGAAGTTTCTGATAGTATTCAAGCTCTTCAAGAATAACCTCTTTAGTGTAATCGCCACACTCGGTAAACCTCGATGAGAGAATGGCAAGGTCAATATCGGGACGATGGACAATCACAAGCCCCACTCCAGCGGGTCGTATCCGCCCTTCTTTTTGCCACCTTGATAACCAACTGTGCCCATGCCCTGATAACTGGTCAGGTCGCCCAAGGCCATATACAAATAGTTCACAGCGGAACGATAGTGGTCGTCGCCCAATTTGATGTACCTATAAACTCTATCGCCCTGTTCGGTTTCCTCTAATACCTTCGCACAATTACATACCTGCTTGGCAAACTCGTTAACTTCTTCACACCTGCGAGGAATCTCAATTTGTTTACTCTTAAACCAAGCGTGCGTCTTATCAAAGATTTGGTTTCGGAGTAGAGAGTAAACACCAGATTTTTCGTCCGTCTTGAGAAACTCTCTTTGCTTGTCCTTATACTCTGCGCCAAAGACTCTATATGGTTCTGACGCTTGGAATTTCGTAAAGCTCTCCTCATAGGGTCTGATGTCAACAACCGCTGACTTGACGTTATACTTCTTGGCAATGTCATGTACCGCGTCGAAACCTTTAACTCTTGCCATGTAAATAATTTTCGCCCGTTTCTCATCTACCTTCTCTCCTATAACTACAGTATGGTAACTCTTTCCTACGTCCACACCCATTGCAGCCTGAGAAATACTTATACCAGTTCTCATTATATCGTTACCACAACACGCATATACGTCAGGCTCGGTAAGCCTGTCCTCAGACGCTATATATGGTAAGCCTAGGATACTATTGTAAAACGTACCCATCTTGCTACCGTCGGCCTGAGCCTCTTCCCACCTGTTCATTACTAACTTAGCTTCACATTTAGGCGTGATAAGATGGGGTATATGATAACCTGATATTTCCCTGCCAGGATATTTCGCTACGAACTCTTGGTCTAGAACAGGAATCACAGCACCGCATTTAATGCACGCAAAATAAGGAGCAAAATCTTCATGCGTATCGCTCCTCTTATACTTCATACAGTTAGGAAACTCATCTACTAGACAAGTATATCCCCCGCACGCCTCGCATTTCGACATTGAATTCTTCTGGTCTGAAATGTTGAATGTCTTAGCAATACCAAAGTCGGGCATTGTGGGCGAACCTAAATCCACCTCTCGTTTGAAATCAGAGTTCAATAGCCTGTCTTTGGTCATCTCGACCATTGTATCATCGAATAAGTCTCGCTCGTCCCTAATAACCTCGTCGGCAGGAGTAGACCTTACAGCAGAACTGTCTTTCTTCCTGCCCTTGAGATTCTTAGTTGCTGTAGCACCTTTCAAAGTAAGAAATGCTTTACCAACCTTTTTGGCGAAAACGCTGTCAGTACTCTTCAAGTGCTTGCGAATACATGGATTATCGTTAATCAAAGGAGTAAATCTTGTCTTACTGAAATCCTCTACTGCATCTCTGGACGGAAAGTAATAAATCACGCCCTGTGGATATAATCCGTTCACAAGTGCGTGAATACTACGGAGCATGAAAGCGGTAGTAATGCGAGCCTGAGTACCCTTCATAACTGAAATGTACCTAGACTCGTCGCTCATAATGAGTTCCATGTACCTGCACCCGTCAAGAGTAAAGGTAGTATTGCCCATCAGTTTTATCTTGTTAGCCAACGCCCAATAACAGGAATCGGCCTGCATCATCTTATCATTCAGTAGCGGGTCGTCAAGGAGGTCTGTCATTTCTTCCTCTCCCTCAAAACAACCTTACATTCAAGTATCAACTGAGCAAGAATCACATCGCTTAGACAATCCAAAATCCTACGCAAGACTTTCCATGTCCCTTTAGTCATGTTTGTTCTCCCTTATGAGCAACCTGTCAGAATCCAAACCACAAATAGCACCAAGCCGACTTCCACAATTCTCGTTAGTAAGTCTTTCATTATCTCTCTGTGTTTGAAGTTCCACACGCTCTGGCTTTCGCCAGCAGGACAAGGAGGAATCTTGGGTATCACAATAGTCGCTTCCGGTGATACCTTTGGTGATACCTTTGACCTGTACCTGCGAGTAGCCAACTTAATCTCCTCACGCTGCTTGCCCTTATCTTTGTACATCGTTAACAGCCTCCTGACGAGCGTTGGCAAGCTCAAGGGGATGGTAACACTCGTTACACATATCCTTGCCCGTACCACCGCCGTAATAGCCCTTAACAACTACCCAGTCCTTGTTCTTGGCGCTGGCAATAGCACCGCAGTAATCACATCGTTTTAATTCCATTTCTGTTCTCCCTTAAATCTGTGTCGTAAGTCCTTTGTTTACTCCGTAGGGCGCACAAGCCCAATGCTATTGGCAATATTTATATCCCGTGTTTCTATCGTTGCCATCTCGCTAATTACCAAACCTACTTTATGAGCAGATAGACTAAACCATTCCCCGCGAACCCTGTCTTTGTCGAATTTGCTATGCAAATACTCTTCCTGCTCCACATAATCGCTACACTCTATAAACGTAACCATAACGAGTTCTATCGGACAACCAACTTGTAGCCCAGTAAGTCTGTCTTTAACAGAATTTGTGGTTATTCCAATTTTGTAGTAATCTGTTTCGCCACATCGGACAAGATATATTCTTCCTTTTTTTGCCATAAAAATCTACTCTCCCGTATTTCCAGAGCCTCAGGCGGGTTTTTACTCAAAAACAGGCGACATAAGTCCTTTGTTTACGTTAGACTCCTCCTCGGCTAAATACATTTCGTGCCATCTGAGACATTGAAACTCATATAGCTCAGGGTGAATCACACTCAACATCGGGTCAGGCTTGTAATAGTTGTCCATCGTCTTCTCGTTTCATAAGCTACCTTCCTTGTCTTGTATTGGATAAAATAGGTTATATTGAGGTGCGGTATATATATACATCCGACACGCCCCCTCGCCCCCTCCCCCACCCCCCTCTCTGCCCACTGAGCCTACTTTCTCTCTCTGCCGGACGGATATAGCCATCTACCTGCGTTTGTCCACTGGCAGGCCTGCTAAGCCTTCTTAGCGAGCTTGATGTTGGTAGCCTGCCTTGCAAGGCGCTTAAGCTCTGCCCTTGCGTCTGCAGTTAGCTCTGATGGCTGCTGAGTGTCGTTGTGTAGGTTAGTATGGTTATAACCGCACATACTGTTAAGCTCGCGTATAGCGGAGACGTAGCCTGCTACGTTGGATTGGCTCTTAGCCATTGCGAGAGCTTCGTGCAGCAGAGAGATACCTTTGTCTTCATTATATTCAATCTTCTTAGCTGTTTTGGCTTGTATCTGCTCTTTCAGCTTAATCACGTTACTATTAGTTACTAATTCATATGCTCGTTGTTTAAGTGTGTTATTGTTTCCGCTATACTTCGCAGTTCTTGCACTTTCTATTCCATTGCCGAATGTATCACCCCCAACCGTGTACATTGCAATTGTCCATGCTCTCTGTTTCTCTGTTATCTCTCTGCTCATGGTCTATTCTATGCTTTAATAATTACATTCTATTGATGGTTGATTTTATTTATTTTCTACTATCCTTGTTTTATCGCCGGAAACACACTATATATTGTGAAATTAATTTATTTTGTTGTTGATTATCTTATGGTTATAACCGATACTATATACAGAAGCAATTATGCTTCACTTATGGAGGTGTTAAATCATGATTTTACACGTTATTACTAAGATTACAGACAAAGGATTTTATTTATCTGCTAAAACAGCAAAGGGGGATTATGGCCAGTGTTATAATACTGTTGACCCGCTAGCTTGTAATTACGTCAAAAACCTGCCAGAAGCTAAAACAAGGTTTTTGCACTTTTATAATCGTTTTGAATAAACTAAAATCAATACTTTCTATTGGAGGTGTTATCTTATGATTATCCGGCTTAGAACAAACAAGGACATTAAGGCGTACTGCCAACAATATCATGGTAAATGGACTAAATGCACCGAAAACAGCGAGTATTTCGGCAGCTATACAACCTATTATGACAATAACAACATCCCGATTTTACAGCATGATATCGACAACAGAACCGGTAAAATAACGGTTTTAGGTCTTTTAGATTATCCACCAGCCGAAACACGCAAAGTCTTAGATTTTAGCAAAGTATAGTACAATCATCAGCAGATATCCTTTGATTAGGGTATTTGCTGGCGATTATGCCTATATTGGAGGTTTATTATGAATTATGCATCTAATATCAGTAGTTACCATCAGCAAGTATTAAGTAAATATGGTATTGGCTTATGCCGCCATGCATATATATCGTTAAAGGGCGGTATTGTCTATGCTATGGAGGTTATGAGTTTATCGTCAAAGGTTCTGTTTACTATGGAAGATGCGTTTATTGCTTATGCCGAAAATGATAGCTAATATAAACTATACTTTTATTGGAGATTATTAAAATGACTATTACACTTGGCTTATGCGAATTAGTAACGAAAATCGGTTATCCAGATTATAAGGCATTATATATTGACTGGATAAACAACTTTGTTAGTTCTGCTGGCTTTGCTGATTATCACCATATCACCATAGAACTGGCAAAACAGCTAATATCTAACGCAAAAGAACTATATCATTGTAAAATGCCGCCGGTTGTATAACAGCCCTCAGCACCTGCCATGCTATTGGCAGGTGTTGTATGCTGTTTAACTATTTACTAACACTATATTTAGGAGGCTTTACAATGGAAACACGCACTTACAATGAATGGATAG